AACAGCTGCGGCGAATGCCGGGCTTGCTGGTCCAATTCTGTGCCGGTGGTCGCGTATCCTATTCATTAAAAAATTGTTAAAATAAATTACCCTTATTATGTAAATTTTTTACATTTTAAGGGTTTTTTATTTGTTAGGTATTACCTAAAATAACCCTAACAAAATTTTCAAAATTTTTCCAAAAAATCGCAAAAAAATATAAAAACTTTAGTCCTTCTGCCCAATTTTACATTTGTTTAGTCCTTGTGCTATACTTTTAAAAACACACAGGCAGGAGACAAGGAATGTCTATAGAAGAAGGAACACCTCAAAACGGCGGTTTAAAGACGTGGAGAGAGATTGGAGACGGTTTAGGGATAAGTGCTACCCGTACTCAACAAATCGCTTGGAGAGCCGCTGACAAGATTCTAGACGAGATAGTAGACGTAGCTGTAGAAGATGAAGAACTTAGAGAATTGTTGATACGAATTTTAACAGACAGAAAAAAAGCAATGTTATACGACGATTGAGAACTCTTGCAGTATAGGAGAAAGTGAGAGAAAAGAAGAAAAAGGTTTTAAAAGGTTTAAAAATAGACATTATAAATATTAAATATAATAATGTTTTAAAAGGTTTAAAAAAGTTTTAAAAAGGGACCAACATTGAAACAACAAGATTTAGAACGGGAGATGTCAGACTTAGGGACGTCTCGATACTGGAAGAAAGTAAATCGTTATAAAGAGATGGAGATGGAGACATCAACGTCGGTAGGTCGTCGACTACTTGGTAACGCTTTAGGAGAGATGGAGAAGGCGTTAGAAAAGTGGAAGAAGGAGGCGTCTGAACGTCCGGGACCGAAGCATCGGGCGTTGAACCATTTAGAGAGTCTTCCAAACAAGGTGATAGCGGCTATTGCTTGTAAGAGCATTCTAGACTCGGTGTCGCATGCTGTGAAGTTTACAAGAGCAAGCATGAAGTTAGGACGGTTGATAGAGGACGAGGTACTGTTTAGAGACATTCAAGAGAATGAACCAGCGTTGTGGAACCATATCAACGAGGTGCTGAACAAGTTTACAGGTTATCAAAAGAAGACAAAGTTTATAAAAAAGACTGCAAAGTTTAATAATTTGGTGTTTGATCGTTGGGCGTCGATGGACCGTGCCAACGTTGGTATGGTCTTGATAGAACTTTTTAAACAAAGTACCGGGTTAATTGAGATTATTACTAGAAGAGGAATGTTAAACAAGCAAGAGACGTTGGTAAAAGCGACAGACAGTTTAAAAGAATGGTTGAAAAAAGCGTACCAACATCAAGAAGGTATTTTTCCGGTGTACATGCCGATGATAGAAAAGCCTTGCAACTGGAACTCGTTGTATTGGGGAGGCTACAGTAGTGATGTATTTTATAGAAAGCCTATGATCAAAGTAAGTGATCGTAAATTCTTAAAAAATATAGAAGATACGCCGATGCCAGAAGTTTACAGTTGTATTAATTCTATTCAACGTACTGGCTGGCATATTAATAAACCGGTGCTAGACGTTATGAAAGAGTTATGGGAGTCTGGGTCTTCGTTAGGAAACTTACCAAGCACGGCTGAAGTGCAACTACCTAACAAACCTATCGACATGGACACCAATGAAGAAGCACGGAAAGATTGGCGTCGAGCGGCGGCAAAGATACGTTTTGAAAACGAGGCAGAAGAAAGCAAACGTTTGCAAATGTCTCGTACCTTGTTTTTAGCTAATAAATTTAAAAATGAAACTATTTACTTTCCACATCAATACGATTTTAGAGGGCGTATCTACCCGGTTCCTGCTTTTTTACATTATCAAAATACAGATTGGTCGGCGGGTCTTTTAACATTTGCTGAAGGCAAGCCGTTAACAGATGAGTCGCATGTACAATGGTTGGCTATACATGGTGCAAATTGTTTTGGTGATGGGCTTGATAAAAAACCGTTTGAAGAACGTATACAATGGGTACTAGACAACGAAGAATTTATTAACGATTGCCATCGACATCCTTTTGGTCAAAAAGGTTGGGGTGGGGCTGATAAACCTTATCAATTCCTTGCATTCTGTGATGAATGGGTTAATCATAAAAAGCTTGGTTCTAAATTTATTTCACGTTTGCCTATCTCGCAAGATGGTAGTAACAACGGTCTTCAAGTTTTATCAATGGCGTTAAGAGATACAAGTGGATGTCTTGCTACAAACTGTTTACCGTCTAAACTACCACGAGATGTTTACAACGAGGTGAATGAAAAAGTTTTACAAAAATTAAGAGATGATAAAACGAATGCTTACGCTTCTATGTGGTTGAAGTGTCCTTTGTCAAGAGCAACTGTTAAACGTCCTGTCATGGTAGTACCGTATTCTGGAACAAAGTATAGTTGTAAAAATTATATTATTGATTGGTACAAAGACATGTTAAAAAAGAATCCTGATTTTGTTACACCGTTTGGTGAGGAACTTTATCAACCATGTAGCTACCTTGCTGACATTGTTTGGGAATCTATTGGAGAAGTGGTAGTAGCAGCAAGAGTGTTAATGAATTGGTTTAGAGATGTAGCTGCTATCTGTGTAAAAAATAAAGTATCTATACAATGGACCACACCTGTTGGGTTTCCTGTTAAACAAGCGTACCCAAACTTTACAAGACACAGCGTTAGAACTTCTATTGGAGATGTGATTAGACAACATCCTATACGTATGGCTAAAGAATCTTTATCACTTCGTAAGAATGTTAACGGACTGTCGCCAAACTGGACTCACTCTATTGATGCGGCAATGATGATAAGAACTGTAAATTTAGGCGTTGCTAATTCTATAAATTCATTTGCAATGACGCACGATGAATATGCAACTGTTGCAGCGGATAGCCCTATGATGGCGAGCGTTTTAAGAACTGCTGCAAAAGATATATTTTCTATTGATCTACTGGTTGATTTTTATAATCAAATAAGTATACTCTTACCTGCGGGTGTTTCACTTCCCGCACCACCATTAAAGGGTAATGCGGACGTTACCCAAGTTTTAGAAAGTGATTATTTTTTTAGTTGAAAGGGACAACTATGTCAGACTATCCACGAGTTAAGTTTAAAACACCACCAATGAGAATTCTTTTTCCTCATGTTAATGAACCATGTAGAAAGTGGGATAAAAATGGTGTGTGGCAATTGAATGGAATTTTATGCGAAAGCAATCCAGAGCATGTAGAGTTTAAAAACTTTATTGAAACTGAATTTAAAAAGTTTTGTTCGTATGAAGAAACAGGTAAGCGTATGAAAAAAACTAAAGGTTTTTCTATGCGACCTAATATGGATAAAGATAAAAATGAAATACCGGGAGAAATGCGTTTAGAATTTAAAAACGACGCGTACTCAACTGATAGGCAAACAGGTGAGATTACTCCTAGACGTATTATTTTAGTCGATGCAAACAAACAACCTATGACTGAACGTGTGGGAACGGGCAGTAACGTAATTGTTGTTGGTGAAATGAATTTCTGGAATACCGCAAACATGGGTTGCGGATGCACTATGTGGTTAAAAGTTGTTCAAGTCTTAGATTTGATAGATCCAAAAAATCGAGACGAACAATTATTAGATGACCTTGAAGTGCAAGACGGTTTTAAAACTACTGAAGAGTCTGTTGATAGCGATGTAGCTATGCTAGACTCTGAAAGTATCTCTGTCACCTCTTCGGATGGAGATTTTTAAAACTGTAAAGGTGGTGGGGTGTATTTTTTTGAATTTGGAATAAATCCCGTAGCCGCAAGTCGTCCTCGTGTAACTCGATACGGCACGTACTACGGAAAAAGATACACACATTTTCGGAAGGAGGGGGAGAAGGTAGTCGACGAAGAGCTTTCTTCCCGGCGGTCCCGATGCCGACTTCCTCTCCTTTCTGACCTTTCCGTTACTTTAGAATTTAATGTTTTAAAACCTAAGACTTCTAAACTAGAGTACCCACGCCCAGATATAGATAATTATTTAAAAGCAATTTTTGACCTGCTTAATGAAAAACTATATAACGATGACCGCCAAGTTATTCATGTAGAAGCAACTAAAAAATTTGTTTTCGATTCACCATCAATTAAATTATGGGTCAAAGAATATGTCGATCATAAAAAAGCCGCACAGTAGTTTTGTAAGACACGAGCCTTGTAAAAATTGTAATTCAAAAGATAACTTTGCACGTTATTCAGACGGACATGGTTATTGTTTTGGGTGTCAATATTATGAAACAGGTGAAGGCGAAGAGATAACATATTCTAAACCCAAGGGAGTTACTGGATTGTTAAATGAATTAGAATATACAGAATTACGTACTCGTAGAATAAACGAGGAAACGTGTCGTAAGTTTGGTTATGCTATTGGTAATTATAATAATGAAAAAGTACAAGTAGCTAATTATTACGACGCTTCAAATAACGTTGTTGCTCAAAAAATCAGAACCATCAATAAAGATTTTAAATGTTTGGGCAACGCAAAGAGTATGGATCTTTGGGGGATGCATCTTTGGTCAGGTAGCGGTAAGATGGTGACCGTTTGCGAAGGAGAAATAGATTGTTTAACGGTAAGTCAGCATGCTTTTGGCAATAAATACCCGGTAGTTTCTGTACCTAATGGTGCTGCTGGAGCGGCTCGATCGATTGCAAAAAATGTGCAATGGCTTGAAGGTTATGAAAAAGTTATTTTTCTGTTTGACCAAGACGAAGCTGGTAAAAAAGCTGCATTAGAATGTGCTTCTTTACTGTCTCCCGGAAAGGGGCATATTGCAACGCTTCCCCTCAAAGATCCTAATGAATGTTTATTAAACGATAAACTTCAAACAGTTGTACAAAGTATTTGGAACTCTAAACCATATCGTCCTGAAGGTATTGTATATGGTAGTGAGCTTTGGGACATTGTAAAACAAGATGAAAAAATTGAAACTGTTGAATACCCGTGGGCAGAATTAAACAATATAACTATGGGTTGCCGTATTGGTGAAGTAGTTTGTTTATGTGCGGGAACAGGCGTAGGTAAATCTCAAATTTGTAGAGAGATTGCGTACAAGTGGATCAACGAAGATTTAAAAGTTGGTTACATTGCGTTGGAAGAATCTGTAAAGAAAAGTGCAAAAGGTTTTATGGGAATGTATTTAAATGTTCCTCCACATCTTTGGGAAGAACATCCTGATATTACTGTGGACAAAAAACGAGAAGCGTATGAAGCCGTTTTAAAAAATGGTGATAACGAACGCATTGGTTTTTACGATCATTTTGGATCAATGGGAACTGATAAACTGTTAAGTAAGATTAGAGAGATGGTTACCTACGAAGGTATTCGTCATATTATTTTAGACCACATTTCTATCGTCGTATCCGGAATATCTGCGAGCGATTCAGGTGGGTCTAATGAGCGTAGATTGATAGACAATGTAATGACTGCATTGCGATCTATGGTTGAAGAACTAGGTATTGCTTTAATAGTAGTATCGCATTTAAAACGCTTGGAAGGAAATCGTGGTCATGAAGACGCCGACATTCAAGTCTCTCTTAGCCATCTCCGTGGGTCTGGGAGCATTAGCCAGTTATGCGATATCGTTATCGCTGCTGAAAGAAATTTACAATCCGAAGTTAACGTTCACCAAACCCAGTTACGATGCATTAAAAATCGTTACACCGGCTCAACCGGTCCAGCAGGAAAACTTAGCTATGAACCCACTACTGGCAGACTTAGTGAATTCATTGAAGACGCCGTTGGGCAAAACATTGGCGTTGACGTACCCTTTTGAATTGTTTCAAAGTATACGAACGGTTGAAACTGGTGGTCATAAGAATCCAAATTATGCTGTGGGTCTTTCGGGCGAAGTCGGTGCGTATCAAATTACAGAGGCTTATTTGCATGATGCGTTAGAGCATTGTCCAAATTTAAAAAAATTAAATAAGACTGTGCATGATCCATATTATGCTGAAGCGGTTATGATTAGTTATTGGGACAGGTATGCTTCTTCAGGAGATTACGAAACTCTTTGCAAGCTGCATAATGGAGGACCACAAGGTCCATATAAATCAAGTAATGTTTATTGGGAGAAAGTAAAACATGAACTCGAAAAAAGAACTGGTATTCGATATTGAAACCAACGCTGTAACGGATTGGGTACATTTAACCGGGTTAGATACTATTCATTGTATTGTTGCAATGGATCGTGAAACCGAGGAAATAAAAACTTTTGACGATTTTTCTACAAATAATTCTGGAAGCATTGCACAAGGCATTGCATATCTTGCGTCTGCTGATGTACTAATTGGTCATAATGTTTTAGCATTTGACATACCAGCAATTGAAAAATTATATCCAAAGTTTAAATCTGCTGAGGTACTTGATACTTTAATTTTATCACGTATGACTTTTCCAGATATTAAAACAGAAGACTTTGAATGTATATCTGTTAATGCTAGTAATTTACCTAGAAATTTAATTGGGCGTCATTCATTAGAAGCGTGGGGACATCGTTTAGGTGTGCATAAAGGTACGTTTGGTAAAGAAGGTGGAGCAGAAGTATGGGACAATTGGTCAAAAGAAATGGTAGATTATTGTGTAACTGATGTAATTTTAACATTAGAATTATTAAATTATGCAATGACTCATGTTTGGTCACCGTCAGAACATGCTGTAAAAACTGAACACGACTTTGCTAAAATTTTAAGACAACAAGAAATAAACGGTATTAATTTTGATTGTGAAAAGGCGGCTAAACTTTATGGAAAATTATCGGCACGTCGTCATGAAATTGGTATGGAGTTACAGAATGTTTTTCCTCCTACAGAGATAGAAAAGAAAACTCCGCAGTTTTGGTTTGTTGAATCTACAGACGCTACCATACATGGAGGCATGATCCTATCTGATGTACTAACTTTTAAAACAAAGACAGAAGCAAAAAAAGCTGGATACAAAGATTCTCAAATACAACGCGGTCCAAATAAAACTGAAACTATATATTTTAATCCTAATTCTAGAGATCAAATTGCAGAAGCTTTTATCAATAAATACAACTGGAATCCTAGAGAATACACAACAACAGGCAAACCTAAAATTGATGAAAAAGTGTTAGCAAATTTAGATTATCCAGAAGCAAAGTTATTAGCTGAAAATTTATTAGTTCAAAAACGTATAGCACAATTAGCTGAAGGTGATGAAGCTTGGTTAAAATTAGAACAAAAAGGTAGAATTCATGGACGAATTAACCATTTAGGAACCGTCACATCTCGTTGCACACACCGTCAACCTAATATTGGTCAAATTCCGGGAGTACGCTCACCGTATGGTAAAGAATGTCGCGAACTTTTTAAAGCCGGTAAAGGTCGAAAAATGGTTGGTATAGATATGTCTGGATTAGAGCTAAGATGTTTGAGTCATTTTTTACATCCTTATGATGATGGTGCTTATGCAAAAGAAGTGGTAGAGGGTGATATACACAGTAGAAACATGGAAGCCGCCAATTTACCTAATAGAAATATGGCTAAGACATTTATATATGGTTTTCTGTATGGTGCTGGTAATGAAAAAATTGGAAGCATTGTTGGAGGATCACGAGCTGATGGTAAAAAATTAAAAGAACGGTTTTTAAAACACACTCCTGCATTAAAACAATTACAGGAAGATATCGCATCTACTGTACAGAAAAGGCATCCTTCTTGTATAAGAGGATTAGATGGTAGATTTATACCTATTCGTTACACACATGCAAGTTTAAATACTATTTTGCAGAGTTGCGGTGCTATACTTATGAAGAAGGCTACTGTCCTTGCTCATAAAATAATACCTACAGAATGGCAAGTCAAACAAGTAGCCCATGTTCATGATGAGATTCAGTACACGGTATTGGAGGAATTTGCTGATGATTTGGGAAGACTTGTTGTATCATGCATGCGTCAATCTGGGGACGAATATGGATTCCGTTGCAAACTCGATGCTGAATACAGAATCGGAAACAATTGGGCTGAAACCCATTGATTTAAGTTATTGTGCTGGCTATCTAGATGGAGAGGGTTGCTTTACTTATCACAAAACACCACAAATTTCTATTGAAAGTACCTACCCTCATACCTTGTATGTGTTTAAAGAAATGTTTGGAGGCAATGTTAAAAAACGTAGTAAACGTGCTAATAAAGCTTCTAGAAGTAGTTACATCTGGGCAGTATATGGAGAAGACGCTATCTCATTAATTAAAATTATTTTAAAATATTTACATGAAAAACATCAACAAGCGGTGATTTTACTAAAGATTCAAGGTT